CACTGGATAGCTGAACACCTGACTTAGCGTATGCCACAACTCGCTGGCCTTGCTCTGCTTCATGTTTATAGCGTGATCGTCTGATACGCTCTTGGGTTTCCAACTCAGCAAGTTGGGCATTCTTTTCGCCAGCCTCACGCATTTGCGAAGCCGCATTATCAGCGTCACTGTATTGCTTAACCGCTCCAGCGATTTGCAGAAATGCCATCAAACTCATAATTAATCTCCCACACTCAATGTGCCAAATAGCGATACGATATGGCAGGCTAGGGGCAAGTCTTGTTCAATATTGATTCGTCCATCACGGTCATAACCCAACTTACGCACGTTAATGTCCTCTGATACTAATGGCTCTTCGTTGCCGTAGTCAGTGCCAGGTGATCGCACAAGTGGGCGCTGTCCATTGATCATTGGTATGGCTGATTTCTCAAGCCGTACAAAGATTTCATTCCACCGCTTAAACTTTCCAAGGGTAGTGCCTGATCCTGCATTAGCACCATGACGAGTAGGTGTTAGTTTAGAAACGTATTTAAGGCCGACATTAACAGTAGCGGCTGTATAATTTAAAGTGATAGCTCCACTTGAAACCACCAAGTCTGGGTGTACTGCGCCATCTGCCAAAACCTGAACCGTCTTACCCTCAAGATGATCTAACCCTGTAAATGCTTTTTTAGCTGGGCCGTCTGATGGAGTGTAATCAATCATCGAGTCTAAGTGCGTGTCTGGGGTGTACAGTTCAATATACTGCTTAACTACGCCGCCAATAGTGCGCTCAACAACAAACCAGAACTGGTCTGGGCCGTCCTCTGAGATCACCGCTAATGACTTAAACTGTCCATCAGTAGTATGCCTATGCCATCCGATCACTTCTTGGGTTGGCTCGTAGGTCAGCATTAACAATACGCCATCAGCACGAATGCCCATTAGAATTGAGTCGGGTACATGGGAATAGGCTAATGCGGTCAAGCCACCTTCTGTAATATGTTCAGCCAGGAAAGTAATGTCATCCGATTGGAATGAGTCAGACTCCCACTTATAAGACACGTTACGAACCTGTGTGCCGCTTCGTTGAATGAAGAATACATCTGAACCTACATAGGCTGGATGGCCTAGCTTAGATCCATAAGAGGTTTGACGGCGAACATCCACGTTAGTCGGTGTGATTGCCGATTCATTACCACCTGTGATCCTGAACTCGCCACCCGAAGTGCCGACAATCATCACTCTCGTTGCTGCCATCCACTTGATGTTGTTTACACGATCAGATGCAATGGCATAACTTAGACCGTCTGATGCCTTAGCACCTAAGTCAAAGTCTTCATAAATTCCTGTCTTACTACCCCATAAGGTCTGAGGCTTGTGTATTGTGCCTGCGTACCATAGACGCTGCTCATAGAACACCACTGTCGATGGGAAGCCTCTCAACGTAGAGAATGCGGCCTCTTGCCATAGGTTAGTAGGTGATACCGTAGTCGGCATATAGTCGAGGTCTTTGATCGTGATGTTGACGACTGTGGTGGAGGTATAACTATTGACTCGCACCCAAACGACCTCACCTGTGGAGTTACCAGGGTCAGTGTCTATAAGCCAATCAGTACCAACGTGAGAAGCGTTAAACAAAGCAGCACTAGCGGTGATGTTTTGAGTCGCAGAAGTTGTGTCAGTAAATGCAAGGGTAAGGCTCTCGTCTTGGTTAACAGGTAGGAATGGGCCTTTCTTAAATACTTCACTAGCAATAGTCCAGTTGTCATGGCCAAGTCGAGTTAGCTTCTTTGGGGTGTGATCAGGGTGAACAATCCACATTACGTCTGCATTCTGTGCAAACTGTAGTTCATTAACCTGGCTGTGTGTGTAGGGTGTAGCGATCTCATAGGTAGAGCCACTAGACTGCACCTGTCCACCGTTAGTGTAGAAACGGATGTAGTTATTGCCAAACTCTAGAACATAGGTCTGGTCAACACTGTACTCAAATGGGATCAATCTTACGGTATGTGCTGAGTTCTTAACCTCGTTAATAAAGCGAGTGCCACCACGCCTTTTAGCGCCACCATGAGCTAGGGCCATGAAGTTTTCCATGGTTTCACAGCCTGCAGAATATTTAGGTGAATCAGTTCGCCCCATTAATCGAGGTGATAACTCCCCCGAAGAGAATGAGTTAACAATCGGGGTCAGCCTCATGCGCGAACTCCCTCAAATATAGTGGCGGTAATTTCCTCGCTTCCCACCTCTGCGCCATCAAATATGGATGCGTCTATAATGGCTTTCTCAGACATTTGCCACATATCATTGGATAGTGATCGGTTTTGAGTGAGTGCGTAAGATACTTCTGCGCCAATACGGGAGGCTAGAGCAAATATGAATGCTGGATCAAATTGTCCAGGGTCGGTAATTCGTGCAACATACTTAATGGTTGCGGTGTCAGTGTTACACACAAGGGTTCGACCTTCTGTGCGGTATTGTGATGTTTCTTTTAAATCTAGTACGGCAATGCAGTACGGGTCATTAGGTAGGCTATATGCCTTTTTAAAGTCCCAAACTGGTGCGGTTGATAGCTGGGCTAAGGTTGTCCGTTGAATGGCACATGACCAAGGAAACGCTCGTAGTACAGCATCACGCGCATCGGCGTAGACAGCGTTACATACGTTAGCTTCGGTCGAACCATCAGTAAGAGAGGTGATGGTATTGGCCCCTAAAAGAGCTAATGCTCGGTTACAAATTGAGACTTCACTGGCCATATCATCCTCTACTTAAAAAAAAGGGGCATATTTCAGCCCCTTGGTTTGGTGACTACTAAAGGCTACGCCTCAGTACAATCAACCTGTACAACACATTCGTCTTGAACGCGAGTTGCGCCAGCTACGAAAGATAAGTACACCTGGTGAGCATAAGACTTGTCAGGACGTACATCGATCTTAGTCTTAACGTCAGAACCAATACCTAAGCCCATTGCGCTTTCAGTGAATGCAAAGCAGCTACGAGTAGTAGAAGCCAAGGCCAAACGCTCAGAGCGTAGGAACTTGAATCCCATGAAGGTATCAATATCACCTTGAACTAGAGCCTTAACTGAGTTGTAGTCAGAAGACTTGATCTCAGTAGTAGCCAACAAGTTAGAAACCTGCTGTGAACCTAGAACGATGTAACGCATTTCGTCAGGATCAACATCGTTGCCATCTAGAATCTCTTTAGTAGAGATCAATTTAGCAAGAGTCATACCAGCAGAACCGTGAGCGATCTTCTGACCAGAAGGAAGTGCTACGTTAGAACCGTCACCATCGACAGCGTTGCCCAAAGCAGCAGCAATGATGATGTCATCGATTGCACGAGCCATTGAGTTAGCGCCAGAACGAGCGTAATGCGACTCAGGTGTAACTAACATACGAACCTTATCTTCATCATCGATGAGATCAGCCCATTGGTAGTCAGCCATTGTTGCGGTACGGCGACTGTGAGGAACATCCAACACAGGTGTAGTAGTGTGGCGTGAAGACTTCACGATTGCAGCTACTGAACCTAGACGTTCAAAGTGGAATTTCTCGCCTGTTACTGACTGCTCTTTTACTGCAGAACGTAAACGCGAACCTTTCTGTTGTGCTAAGTGAATTAGGTTGTCCTGGAACTGCTGGACGAACGCTTTTGTGATTGTATTAGCCATGTGAGTTATCTCCGAATTGGCAATTGAAATTGGCGCTTGGAGCTACCCGACTTTCGGACTCATAAACTGGCAATAACGCTTGCTTCAACGAGATAGGGAACGGCCCATCTAACCCACAGGACTAAGGTTTAGCTACCCTGTTAAGTTAGATGTTCGGTCAATACTGCGCGGTTATTAGGACTTATCCCTCTTCTGGAAAGGCTTGTAGGTAAAGGCGACTCATTTCCTCTACTTTGGCTGAGTGCTGCGGGTCACTAACCAAGTTATATGGGCTAGCTTTGTTGTTACGCATTTCGGTAATACGGTCTAGGGCTTCGCTAGGTGATAGGCTGAATCGTGAGCCAGACTCAATGCCTGCAGACTGATCTTCGGTCAGGGTTGCACCAATGCCAGCCATCAATCGGATCATGCCTGGGTTGTTAGCTAGGCCAGAATCAAGAAGGAACTGCTGTGTTTCAGAGTCGGCATAGGCGAGTACGGCATTCTTAGCCTGTGACAGCTTAGTGTCGTAAGCATGGCCCCACTCTTTCTTGAGTAAGTCATTAGCCTCAGCCATTTGTGTGTCGTGGTCTTCATCGTCTTTAGTGCTTTGACCTTGGGTGTTCTCTTGCCAAGACTTAACTTGAGCAGTAGATAAGCCATTTTCATGCGCCCATTGCAGGAAGTCTGCGTCAGCACCCTCAACTTGATAGCCATCTGCTGAATCAGGACGACCAAGGCGAGCATACATAGCGTCACGGGCCTCATTCTCGTCACTAGGAAGGTTTAGTAGCGTAGGAACCTTGTCGGTTAGCTTCGCGTTAAAGGCTGTCCAATCGTCTGTGCTTGCGTCCTCGCCTGGTATGCGAATAGAACCGCCTGCATACTGTTGAGCATCAAGGTAAGACTTAGCCAGGGTGTTTAGGTCTGGGATCTGACTTAGTGACTCATTACCACGGTATTCATCAGACAAGCCTGAATGCCATGACTCTACTGGTGCGTCTACAATTGCTTCTTCACTCATTATCTTTCTCCATTACACTCGTGATTTCTAAGTAAATGCTACGCTGACCTTCACGAAAAGCCGTTTCACATGGGTCTTTAGTGAACGAAACACGATCACCATAAGATGTTTTCATATTGGCCAACATTCGCTGACCTGTTTTGGTGCTGAATAGCTCCCTTAAGTCCTTACTGAACTGATCCATTTACTGTCTGCTCCAAGTCTGCCACTTGCTGTGCGCCTGCAATATCCTGCTGGCCTTGTTCAGCTTCGGCTTGTTTTTGTTGCTGCTGTTGTCGTGCTTGACGTAGTTCAGCCACTTGCTCATCTCCTAGCAGCATATCTGCTGGAGCGCCAAGTCGGTCTGCGATAGTGCGGCCTGCCTTATCAACGTCAACAATGTCTAGAACATCAGGGTTAACCTGGGCTAACTGCATGATTCCATCGATAGCACGCTGAATGCCTGTCACCTCATCCATCTTCTGTGAACGGGCTAATGGGCCTACATACTCTATGTCCAAATCTGAGCCGATCTCTTGCAATATATCTGGCATTGGAGGTAGCACATTGCCACGCATCATGGCGTAGAAAGCTCGTTCAACAATAGGGTTAAGGAACTCAGATTGAAGACGGCCTAGTGTTGGGCCTAGTAGCCGCTGCATTAGCTCATAACGTACCTGAACCTCTGTGGCGGTCATCTGTGGCCCTTCATTCAACTCCAGTTGGTCAGAGAAGAAGATACGGCGAACAGATGCACGAACATCGGCCAGCATCAATTGATCAGCGTTCCAGTTGGTCGCATTCACAATAGGCTCTAGGTTATTCATATCCCGAACATAGGTGACTGTACTTGGACGCATATCGATCTTACCCAAGATGCCGTTCTGCATAGCCTTGAGTGGTGGATCAATCGACTTCTCCCACGCTTTCATGGCTAGCTTGCGTGATTCATTCAATGTCTTAATGTCTGGACGAGCTACACAACCAGGGCCAAAGCCATATACGTCACCAGTAGTCTTAGACCAACGTGGAACCATAAACGGTAATTCATAATAGCCAGACTCCTTGCAGATCTTCTTATCGATCACACTAATGTAATAGCAAGCCCAAGGGCGTAGATGAGGTGGTGCAACCATTGCTGCTTCACCTTCCAACTCTCTAGGGAAGACGGCTTGGATGTAATCAAATACTTGGTCAGGGTCTTTCTCTAGGGCTTTCATTGCCTTGTCGCCACAGTCATCACCAAACTTCTGGTTAGCCTGACGAGCAGTTAACTTGAGCTTACGGAAGACAGTATCAATACGGCCCTCTTCACTCTCAGAAATAACGACTTCTGCTAAGTGACACGCTCTAAAGTTAAAGCCATCAAAGTCAGCGCCTTTAGTCTTCACATCAAACTGTAATGCTGCAGTACCGAAGCCCACCATATCCTGGTAAGCCTCTGCCACTTCTGTAGAGAAATTCGATTTACCAAACTCTTGGAAGATGCCCTTTGAACATTTCTCAAGCCAATCTTTAGCTTCCTTGTTCTCATTCAACTCATCTTCACGGAAGCGCAGGCCGAACCACTTAGTGGATGGGCTAGTTAAGCTGCCATGTAGCGAGGCTGATAGGATTTGCAAGGCGTGTATAGCAGTTGAGTCATAGACCTCTGCAGCACGTTTAGAGCCTCTTGCAGTAGTTGAAATGAAATCAACCTTGCCAGGCATTAGGTATGTGGCTAACTCTTCCCACATCTGATCCCAATTGACTCGATCAGACTTTAACCGCTCATACCGTTTCAGTAGTGCTTCTGGTGTAACATTCATTATCCAATACTCATTAAGTTTGATCGTTTGGTGTCAGCATCATCCAACAGCCCAGCGAACTTAGTGTTGGTGCTATTCATACGCATCAACATGAGCCTGCGCTTGTGTAATGCTTTTAGCTTCACTGGGTCAGTCTCGGTCTTGATTTGATCATTAACTGAATCAAGGTCTGATGCGCCACTGCTAGCTGTATCGACAGGTAGTTTGGCGATCTTCTTTTGTGATGGGTGATTAAGTGGCTCAAAGTAACCTGGCACTTTCTCTTGAGAGTAAGACTTACTAGCTCCACCCTGACCTGCCTGTTCTGCTGCAAGCTCTGCCTGAATGTTCTTATTGCCTGCTGCCTTTCCCTCTGCTAGACGCTCTGCCCAATACTTCTGGTTATATCGTCCGCTCTCTTCGGTGCGAGGATCATCAAAGAATAGGTTAGCCGCCTCATTCAAGGACTCAAAGAAGCCCTTCTCTTCCTTTACTTTTGTAATAGGGTTAACAGTGGGCTTAACGGCAGTGCTATTTGATGCCTCAGTAGCTGCTCCTATCGCTAGGATATTAGGCTTAGATTCCTTCGTAATGTCCTTAGCTTCTAATGCCGCTTTAACTTTCTGAGATGGATGGTTCCTAGGCTCAACGGAAATGGCTTTCTTCACCTCTGGTGCTGGAGAATTAGCAACCTTGGCTGTTGGAAGTGGCGACTTAGTGATCTTGTTGTCAGTGTTTGGCGTAGTCTTAGCAGTAGATACTATTGGGGTAGCTGGCCTAATAGGATCACGGTTACGCTCATGTGGGCTTCCCTGTACAGGCGCTGTAGCTGTCGGTGTCTTATTATTACGGGTGGCGTTATGGCCTTTCCGATTAGAGCTACGCTTCTTCTTGGACTTTGGTGTTGTCGTTGAAGTTGATTTGAAGTATTTGCTAGTGCCGTTGCCCATGATTCGTGCCACCTATAGTTAATATACGACTACCTTGCCTACTTACTGCGCGGTTATTAGATTGAACTCATCACTTGAGGCATCATGGTTTGAGGTTCATTCCATCCCACTGCAAAGTAACGGAAGCTATCCGCACCATGACTAGAGAAGTCGTGAACTGGTCGGTCTTTGTAGACTTGGTTAATCTCATCGAATTGTTTGTGATAGGTGGATAGGCAATCGAGGCCCAACTTACATTTCTGCTCATCAAACCAACAACGGTTGAACAGTGAGCGAACCGCTTGAATGCCATCCATAATGGGAATGTTCTTGACCACATTGAAGTGCAGACCCATCTCGGCTGCTTGTTCTAGCCTGGATC